CAGTACCACCGCGATGCTGCCCAGCCCGCTCATGATCAAAGTCATGAATGATGACCGGGCGCCCCCATTCGGTTTCGCGCTCGATCATCTCCCAGGTCACGCTCTTCTGTGCGCTGAACCAGTCGCCCTGGTGGGCGCATCGAATGTAATAACCGGTGGCGACGCCCCAATCGTCCACTTTGACGCCACCTCGCATGGCCTGTTGGTCGAACTGCATCTGGGGATTGGACAGCCGATCAGGGTCAATCAGTTGGACGCAGGTTGCATAGCGCGCGCGCCCCGAACCGATACGGTTCAGCAGATATGGCAGATGCGCAACGGCGTCGCCGTCAAGCAGCTTGTGCCGGAAGCCGACATAATAGATTTGCGGCAGCGTCATCGCGCGCTGCGCATCGCACCAGCGCCCGGGATCGAGCGCCCAAGTGCGATAATTGCTTTCCGCTACCGAACCGAACTCTTTGGCCCATTTGGCATCGAATGCCTTGATGCCCGTCGCATTGGCCAGGGCGCGATAGTCCGGCTTCGCCAGCGGGCGGAAATTCGCACCGATGGCGCTGTCAAGAATCCGGGTAAGACCGCCGGAGGCCCAGCCATCATTGCGGGCAACGTCGCGCACACGGCTGACGATGCGGTCGCGGTAGATATTCCGCTCGGCATCCGGCGACCACAAATAAGGCTGCCACGCGCCCAGATGCTCGCCATACATATCGGCCGCGTCATAGGGCAAGTTCTGACCGCCGAAGGGGCCACCGGCGAGCGCGTGCGAGACCGGACGCCTGCGCTCCATCACATTGCCGTGCTGGTCGAGGATCTGTGGGGCACGCGGTTTGTCAGTCACGAGAACTGGAACCTTACGGGTCGCCGGGCGCGTTTGATGATGCCCAAAGCCTGTTGGAGTTGAAGGATAAGCGCGGTCAGATTGGCGATGTTGGCGCGCGTGTAGGTGACGCTCTTGCTACCGTCGCCCTGGGTGTACGATACGGTTTCTGCTTTCGATCCAATCGAAAGCGCGATGTATGCAGTTTGCGCGGCCGTCAGCGCCGCCTGCAGCTGGCCGGTGCTCATCCCCGCGAAAATGGGATTGATGCAGGTCATGGGCGGTCCTTATGCCAGGCGGCTTGCCGCCGATTTCTTTGTCGGTGCTTCGGACTTGACAGTCGGCCCTCTTGCGGGGGCCGGTGCCTCTGCTTCCGTCCTGGCCGCAATGACCGGGTCCAACTCCACGTCTCGTGGCGTGGGCCTGTCTTCCACCGGAATGATGGTGGCGCTGACCTCGTCGACGCGCTTGTTCAGTTTCAGGCCCAGATGCATCAGGCCGCACAGCGCGGCATAGGCATAGACGCGGCAGTCCAGGGCTTCGTTCGCCTTGCCCGCCGCGAGCGTCCACACCCGAAATTTCTGGCCAGAGACGGTCTTGAGTTCGCTGCGCTCTGAAAGCAGCTGCGCGTAATAGTTCAGATCCCGATCCGCGGGGAAATGCATATACCCCGCCGCGGCGACGCCGGGCCCGGGATACTCGGTATGCAGCCGCTGCCGGACTGAGTCCTTGGCGGCGTTCACGCCGATGATGACCGGCCGGAACGATTTCTTGGTGCGCGACGTCGGCCGCTTTGTCGGCCACACCGGATTCCGCTGTCCGGTCCGTGCGCTTTCGCCCTTGATCGCCCAGATGCGCCGGCCGAGCCGCGCTTTGGCAAAGTCATACACCGCTTGGGTATGGTGACCGCCGGAATCGATGCAGGCCGCCTCAACCGCGAACTCACGCCCGTCGGCGCGCCGAAATTTTCGCTTGAGATAAAGGTCCAGGGCTTCCTGCACCTTCGGATCATCGAACTCGCCGTCGAACACCTGATAGTCGAGCGACCAGCTCTCTTCGTTCTTGCCCCAACCGACGCGTTCAACCTCAACGCGATAATCCTGGATATCGATGCCGACCGTGGTCATGGCCACGCCATCGGGGACTTCCGCGTCCCACACCTCGCCGCGCGCGGCCAGTGATTCCAGCTTCAATTCCTTGCCCGCGTGCGGGCGATAGGTCAGGCCAAGCTGGGTATTGAAGAAGGCCTGCTTTTTGTCTTCGTCGTCTTTGCCCGCGATCCACTTCGCGGCGATCGCCGCGGGCGCATCGCGGCGCCATGGACTGAGAAGTTTCGAGCCTTGAAAGCCCGCATGCTCGTTGTCGAGCCACTTTCCGCATGTCGGACATTTGGCGCGATAGACCGCGTATCTATCGGACGCCCACCAGTCCCACACTTGGCTGACGGCATCTTCTGCGTCATTACGCCAGGCGCGATCATAGATCTCCAGCGGCACATGGCGTTCGCCGCAGCATTGAAAGGCGCGGGTCTGATGCCAGCGGATTGTCTGCAGGGCCTTGTGTCGGTCGCCCTCATTCCACCCCGCGCCGCAGGCCTCGCAATAGATGCGCGCCGTCTTGGTCTTGTGCTGCGCGCCGTCCTTGTCCCATTGGACATGGCGGAAGAAATCGCAGAACTGGCGATGATCACAATGCGGGCACGCCATGCTGGCCACGCGCTGATCGGAATCCGCGAAGGATGCGGCGATCCGGCTTTCGTCATCGACCGTCGGCGAGCAGGCCCGAATGCTCAGGCCATTGTCGAAGGTGGCCATGCGCTCGTCGCCGAGCGTAATTGGATCACCCTCGCGGGTGACCGGATACTTGTCGACCTCGTCATAAGCGACGATGCGCACCGGCCGGCGCGCAAGGTTGTCAGGACTACCAGCGCCGACCAGGGCGAGGAATCCGCCTGGATAGGGCTTGTAAGTCTGTGTCTCGTCGGCGCTTCGCATCTTCGCGGTGCCCACCAGCTTTCGCAGGGCGGGCGTGGCGCGGATCAGCGGCGTGATGCGCTCTTTCGAGAAGGCTTCCGCTGCCTCTTCTTTCGGCTGCACCAGCAGGAAGGGGCAAGGGTCAAGGTGGGCCGAGCGACCCCAGATATTCTCCAGCAACGAGGTCTTCAGCAGCTGGGTGCAGACCATCACCGTGATGACGTGGACGCCGGGCTCGGTGGCGGCCAGCATCGGCCCGCGGCCCGCCTCAACGTCCGAAGTGCGCCAGTTGCCGGCGGTGGAACCGGATTCCCGCGGCTTCTTCCGATAGCGGTCCGCCCAATCCGGGACGCTGATGCGAGGCGGCGGCGTCCAGCCCTGACGGCCGGCGCGCTTAAGCCGTTCCGCCTGGTCCGCTGAAATCGGCGTCAGGTTCGCCGAGGTCTGCGCACTGCTGGTGGACATGCTTGGTCAAGGCCTCGATCAGCCGGTCCGGCTCGATGCCAAGTTCCGCCGCGATAAGTGGCCCCACCTTGGTGGGGAAGTTGAGCCAGACGTCCCGGTGCGATCGGAAGGTTTCGAAGAAGACGGCCTGGGCAGTTTCGAAAGAGACCAATTCGCCGGACGCCTGCATGCCGGCCAGAATGTGTTTCAGGGCGAGACCATTTTCCTTGATGGCCTCGGCGTCGCCGTGATCGAGGAACTGACCCGACAGGATCTTCTCCACGAACTCCTGCGCAGACTTGAAGTCGATGCCGCTCGGCGGCACTTCCGGCAGCGGCTTGACGGCGGACTGCCGTTCGCCGGTGCCAACCAGCTTGGCGGCGGGTGCGGACACCTTTTGCGAAGTGTCCGCAGTTTTGTCCGCACTGTCCGCACCGCCGTGACGGTTCGTCTTTCGCCAACCGGTTCCGACTAGCGCTTCGTCTAACCTACCGTCTTCATTGGGAATTAGTTTCTTCTGCTCGATGGCGCGCCGGACCAGCTTGTCATCGCAGCCATCGCGGCGCGCGAATTCCCTGATCGAAAGCCAAGCCACTGCGGACACCTTTTCGCACGCAGAGCTAGTGGACTATCGGGCGCGCGCAATGCCCGTGGGCTTCGGAGGGTCAGGAAGGACCCAAGAAAGGGGTGGGGGGGGCACAGGGCCGCACTGTCGCCATGGCGACCTTCAATCAAACCCGGTCGCTGCGCTGGCGATGACTGCGCGCTGTGCTTCGGTGGGACATCCTACGACCGTAACGGTGGACAGCGCCAAGTTACTGACTTCGCAGCCGTCTGCGGTCTCTCCCTCCAGCAACAGTACGCCACATGCATCCACATAGCCGCCCGTCACAGAGAGCAAAAGGCCATCTGCGTCGATCTGTGTGCCGATGAAAGGCAGCCATGGTTGCGAGCGATCAAACATCGAAGACTCCATACCACGGTCACCGCGCCGTTGCCATGGCGCGCGCGAGAGCCGCGCGGAACACGGGCTGGAAGTTCGCGTCGATCACCTTCTGCGCCGTCTCGCGCCAGGGCAGATGCTGCGTGACCGGCAGCGCATCACCAAAACGAATGAGCAGATTGAGCTTGCCCGTCGTGTTGGCGCGCTTCGGTACGCGACCTTTGCCGCGCTTTGCACCAGCGGGTCTGAGATATGGGCGCTGCCACACACCGCTGATTGATTGACCGCTCTTGGTCTTGATCGTGCCGACGAACACGTCGGGCATGCCTTTGAGCGACGCCAGCTTGCCTTTGGGGATATTGCCGTACTGGTTCAATGCCACGTTCTTGGGATTGAGCAGTGCGCGCGAATTCAGGTGGTGCGGGCCACCATCGACATAAGGCTCAAGATAGGCAGCAGCGATATCCCGCATGAACAGCGTGGCGATCGGCACATTCTTGCGGGCAGGAATGACGGCCACAGAGCCGATGGTGAAAGGCGTCGCCGTCGGGAACAGCGTCTCGATAACGCGCTTTTCTTCCTGCTGCGCCATGCGCGCGAGAGTAGTCAGCGCGGTGGCAGTCGCAAACGGAATCTGTTTCTTCGTGAAGTCGTCCAGGCCTTGGGTGATCTCCTTGAGGTTCGAACGAACATCAATGTGGAACAGCGGGGGCAATGGCAGACCCTAAAATGACTGCGCCCGGATCGCCATTTCGGCTCCGGGCGCAAATCAACATCATGCCTAAGTGATGCTCTCCAGCCGGTCGGCTGTCAAGCGCCTTTCGGCAATCCATAGTGGTCGGCGAGGAAGTGCAGTGCGACCCATAGTGCGCCGTGCGCATACTTCGCATGCATCTGAAGCTGTGCCGCAGATTTCTCCACAGACATGTCGCGCAAGATCACCAACTCCATCAGCGGCGCAGCTGCGCCCAATGCAGCAATTGCGGCCCCGTGCCGGCGCATTGCGTCTACCTTGGTGTCATTCGGGTGGTTGTCGCCGCCGCTGCTACCGCCGCCCACCATCACCGATGATGCCCTGGGCTGGATCTGCGATAGTTGCCAATCCTTGTATAGCCGCTCAGCCGCCGCGAACTGGCGGGCGTCAATGCGGCCACGGCTGTGTAGATAGCAGGCGCGGGAATGATTGAGGTTGAACGGGCTAACGCCCGCAACCCGCTTACCTTCCTCCCACGTCAGTGTTTTGCGCTCACCATGGACGGGCGGCTCGCCATCGTGGCCCGCCTGACCATTCAGTGGCTCATAAGGCTTGCTCCGCTTTTCAACCGGGAGCGGCGGGCATCGACCCGTCCTTACTGCGTTCGCATTCATTGTCAGTGCCCTTTGACAGTTTTTGTTGTTCGTCCAGCGCTCTAAGGCGCTTCAATTCCTCGGAAGCGATACGCCTGCGTTCACGCCTATCGGCCGCGCGACACAGCTTGCAATATCGGTCCCGTTCACTGGCCGGCGGATTGGCGAGACAGCGGCTGCACAGCGTGCCGTGATGATGCACCTTTTGGCGGCGCCCGGCGCGGCGCTGTTGTATCTGCATTGCTAAGTTTGACGTCAAACATGGCGTCTCATGTGAAACATGCTCGCTCATGACGCCTTCCTTTCGGCAACCAGCGTGAATGTTGGTGGCTCGCCCAGGTGGCGCTCAATTGCGCCGCTGTGCCTTTCCATCAGCGTGCGCTGTACCGGTCGGGTGTAGAGGAAATGGGCTTTTGGTTCGATCGTGACGCCAGCCAGCGCGGCCAATCCCGCATCACCCATCCGCTCCCGGAATAGTCGAAAAATTCCGTCGCCCAACGAGCGGCGCACTCGCCCCAGCGCCGTTGCCATCTCGGCGAGTTGTGCCGCCAGCGCCTCCGCCTGCGGGATGTAGCCCTGCCATTCGCCCTCACGCAGCCAGTTGCTGGGCCGTTTGAGCATCGCTTTCCCGGCGCCGCGGGTGCGCGCTTCGGCGATTCTACGCTCCTCGTCGCCATGCAATTGGGCGCAGGCCATCAATAGATCTGCGCCGCGTTCACGGGCGAGCGGATCGAATTGCTTGCGGCAGGCAACCTCGTCCTTGGGCGGAAATCCGCCAGGCCAAGATTTGTCGACCACTGAGCGGAATTCTGGCCAGCGGGCAACCTCGCCTTCCCGAAGCGAAGCGACCATCGCATTCTCGACCGCGTCAGCGGGCGCGAGAGAGTTTAGTGGGTCCTTGAAAGGAGTCCTTCTATGGGTGCCCGTCTGGATGGGCACCCCGTGCCCATCAGCTATGGGCACCTCCTGCCCATTTTCGGGCACGTCACGAGGGTGCCCATTATTGGGCACGTCTCCAGCGGACGGTGCATCGCACTCGTCTTCACGGTCAATCTTGACCCGGTACTTGAAGGCGCTAAACGGCTGCTGACCCTTCACATGAACGGTGCGCCCGCGCGGCAACGCTTCCTGTTCCAACCAGCCGGCATCCACCAGCCGCTTGATCGAACGGCTGATGGTGGCGCGCCCACAGCGCAGCTCAGCTGCCATCTCGACTTGGCTACGCCAGCACCATCCCTTTTTGTCGGTATGCCGCCCCAGTAGGGCCAAAACTTGGAGATCGCGCATTGAGACATTCGGGTCGGTCACCGCCCCGCCCGGTATGATCGAATAGCGATAGTCAAACGCTGGTCGGCTCATGCGCCCGTCCTGGCGGCGGCAGGCGGCTGATATTCAGGCGGGCCCGGCACACGATGCAGAGCTTTCAGCCGCGGCGTGCGGTTGCCGATCGTGACTTGGAGGACGCGCGCACGGTCAAGATTGGCCGGCGTCAGCCCATCGCGCACGATATCATTCAGGAGATCCACCATCTTGGTGAAATGCTTTGCGCCCGTCAGCCAGCGCTTGCAGCGGTAGATGGTGTGCGTTCTCTCGGGGACATGGGCCTGGAGCGCGCGCTGCGATGCCATGGCCTCGGGCAGCGTTTCATGTTCGGTGGCGGGATGCGAAAGCACGATGAAGAACTCACTCACGCGGCCACCGGAAACTTTCCGGCTTCGTCGCCCCAGCCATCCCAGCCAGCGCGCTCAGTCCTGGTAAAAAGATCGGCGCGGAAACTGAGGCTGCCGGCCATTCTGTCAATGAGCTGGTAGAATTCCTCCGGCTTGCGCGAATGTTCGCGGGCCAGCCCGTCAAATGCGGATGGAAATGCTGCATGGAATGGGTTGCCGATGGTGCAAAGCAAAATCGGCTCATGCATAGTGCGCACTCGGTAACCAGGCCCTACACGCCATTTCCCTGAGCGCGTGCGCTTGTTCCAGATGATCTCAGATTTGGGCTGGAATCCCCATGCTCGCGCTACTTCCTGTGCCTGTCCGGTGGCAATGGCCCATCCGCATGTCCAAAGCAGCAGTAGACAGTCGCCGCGGGCAAGCTCGCCGATGCGAAGAGCCTTTATCTCGTCCAGGCTCATTGTCGGGTATTGAGACGCCGGACCCTTTTGGCTCCCGGTCTCTTCCTCATATAGCTCGAAGCGCCATGGCGGATCAGCCACGATCAGATCGTAGCCAAATGTGCGCAGGTGGCCGAATTGCCAATCGCTCAACCGCCGCCCTCCCCACCCACTTGGCGCTCTACCGCAGCGCCAAGCCGCGCCAGCGCGCCCATGATGGAAGCCGGCTTGCCCACGGGTTGACCTTCCTCGCGCAATTCCCCGAAGGACTTGGCCAAGTCGGCAATGCTGTGGCCGCGCTGCAAAACAATGCTGGTGGCAATACAAGCGTCGTGGACAAGTGATTGCATGTCGCTCCCGTCTTTGGCGGCGATGCAGAATACCTCGCGGATCTTGCCGTCAGGCCCGAACCCGAAGGAAACATCGGCTACCTTGTCGTTGCCCTGGCTGTCCTGCCATTTCATTTGCTGGCGCACGGCGGGACGGCGGTTCGGTAGTCGTTTCCTATATCCGCTTATATCTCCCCCCGGGAAGATCATCAGAAGCTTCGCCAATGCTTTAGGGTCAGCCTTGATTGGTTCCTGAAGCCAACCGACGCTCCAAAGACATTTCGGCAGCCATGTGCGAATCCGGCGGATCATGCCGCTGCCCTCCGAGCTGCCATGAAGTCATCTATGTTCTGCATGTGGCAGATGCAGTTGAGGCTTGCGGCGTCGAAGCTGGCGATCTCCAGCGTGCAACGGCTGCGCTCGCGCGGCAGACGTGACGCATCTGTGTGATAGCGGCGGTTGTGCCGGTACATCTTGAATTTGTCCGGGGTCTTCGCTTCAAAGCGCGGGCCGGCAACAACGCCAGGCATAACCGGCGGGACACGAAACATGCCGGTCAGCGCATAGGCATAGAACGGTTCCTGCACCCATATGACGTCGCCCAAGCGCGCTCGCTTAGTGATGTGCTGGCGGAACTGGCCGGCGGAAATTGTGATCACGACGCTTTCCGCGAGCAATCGTCCCTGCGCCTCGTCAAGGGTCACGCGGCCGAGGATCTGCGGTAGCCGGCTCATCGGCGCGACCCCGCGCCATCAAGCGGCCGCACAAGCATGAAATGCTGGCAGACCTTTTCTTCCAACTCCTGCTTGGAAGATAAAGCGTCATCCACCCGATCCCGGTTTCCGGTCGCCGCCATGTTGTCGTAATGGCGCTCGGCGCGCACATAGCGGCGCGCCAGTTCGACAAATGCTTCAACAACCGGAGGCATGCTCATGGCCGGGCTTCCTCCGGCCACAATGGCTGTTCGAGGGCTTCCTGCTCGGTTTTCTCGATCAGCGCGTAGACGCCGGGCCCCACCTCGCGCAGATGGCCATCAGCCACCACCTGCAGCAAGATATCGTTTGCGATTTCCTCGTCCAGGTGAAGCGCCGCCACATCCGAGAATGCGGCGAAATCCTGCGCAGAGAATGTAGGCTTTCCGTGCAACACCGCGAATAGCAGCGCGCTTTCAGCAATGTCCCGAGGTGTGATGTGCGCGGCACGATTCATCAGCGCATATCCATGGCGCCGAGGTAGAGATCAAGGATCGCCTCCTGTTCCTGGAATTCCGCCTTGTCGAGCTTACGCATGCGGATCACCTGGCGCATGATCTTGGTATCGAAGCCCGTCCCCTTGGCCTCGCTATAGACTTCCTTGATATCAGCGGCGAGCGCGGCCTTCTCTTCTTCAAGCCGCTCGATGCGATTGATGAATGAGCGCAGCACGTCTTTGGCAAAACCGGAGTTCGCCATTTTCGGAACCTCTTGATTCTCAGGTTGAACTTGCCCAGCCCCCGCCAGCATCAGCCCCCCTGCCGTCGCAGCGTGTGGGACCTGATAAAGCCGAATAGATAGCCGTGCCGGGCAATCTCGCCACGCCGCGTCACATCACGCAGATCGTCAATGATCAGCGCGGCGGCGGGGCCATGCCGCTCGATGTATTCTTCCGCGCCATCTGCGCCGATCCAATCGATGCGGATGTGCATACGCGGCAACTGGGCGTCGGCTTCACTGTGGGTAACCCTAATGAAAGTGATTGTGCGGCTACCAACGAGCGCGTTCATGGTTCCCTCGCTGCGGAATACCAGAGGGTGTTCGGATCAGGCAGACCACGGAACGCAACAGCGTGTGGCACCTCATCAGCGCCGACCGGGATCAATTCAAGTTGTTCATTTGCGCCATAGGCGTCTGCCAAGGCGTCGGCTTCTGCAGCTTCAATTTCTGCGCGGAGCTGCGCGGTCTTCAGCGCTCGCCTCTCAAGAAGTTCCGCGCGCGGCGTCTTCTCGATCTGGCGCGTCACGCTGCCGTCAGTGTGGCGGCGGGGCGACCTGGTGACGGCCTCGGGACCATCGTGATGACCGATCGAACACATCAGTTGAGGCTCCCGAAAAGGTCGCCGGTGAGATCATCGCGATCATCATTGGCGTCAGTGGAGTCGTCGTCGGCTGCAGGTTCGTCGGGCGTGGAGTAGACTTCTTGCGCAACAGCTACGCGCATAAACTGTTCGCGCATATAGCTCTGCCCGATCAATTCCATGCCTTCCATGAAGTCGGGATCGGTATAGCAACCTGTGAAGCCCATCAGGCGCCCAAGTTGGGCGCGAACACGCGGATTCGCGCGCGCCTGATTAATGGCAGCCAAAAGACTCGCGGCACTATCACCATTGCGTTGGCTTTCCACTGCGCGCGTCGTGGCAACCTGCTCTTCCGCGGCGCGTTTAATCGGTAACGGAAGAATGATCGCCTTCCACTCATCGATTAGCTCGTTGCGATCGAGTGGCGCTAGGACTGAAGAATTCTTTGCATTTCCTACGGGAAGATTTCCGGAATTCTGAGCGGGAAAAGTTCCGCGGTTTAGCCCGGAAAAAGTTCCGTTGTTTTTTCCCAATGACGCTCCCATGGCGGATACCCCATGTTTGGCGCGCGGCGGATTTCCCGCTGCACCATTGCAAGTGCCCATTACCTTGGCGCCGGGCTCATCGGTCCGGCGTCCTTTTTCAGAGAAGCGATTTTGAAATGTGGAATTGGTCATGCGGCATCTCCCGCATCAGCGCAAAAAGATGTTGCCGCCGCAATCCGTCTGGTGACGAGAAGCAAGTGCGAATTAACGCACTCAGCAGTAACATTCACAGCAGTGAGATAATTTCTCTTAGCGTGTCGGCCCTCAACAATAAGGTCTGGGGAAGTCATGCAAGAGTTGTTCTTTGCGTTCATTTGCACGCGGAGCGAGTATCGCGATGCAGAGAAGTGTCGGCGTGTGCTAGTCGGCCCAATGAGGGAATATTTGGAGAAGTTTTCTCCGCAGGAGATTTTCGAGGAGTTCCCCAAATTGCCTTCACCACTTGCATCGATAGTGGTGCATCGATGCGCAGCCGCTATCGCTCTCAAGGATTTTTGCGGGCGGTGCGGACGTTGCGAACTGTCTCGCTCAAATACTTGAGTGCGCGCCGTCATGCGGCAACTCCGGTCTGTGCAGCTGCAGAAGGCGGCTGCTCATCAAAGAAGTCGGCCGGCGATAGATCGAGGCCCAGCGCGGCCGCCGCCGCAAGAACGCGACCCTGCTGGGGTGCCGGCACAAATCCCCTGCGCTTCCAACCAGCGATCACGCTTTGGCGGCAGCCGATGGCATTGGCCAACGCCTCTTGGGTCCGAAATTTGGAAATGATGCGCTCGGCCTGGTTCATATTGAACAGGGTTAGCGCGTATCGCGATATTGTCAAGCGCGTTTCGTGGTTAGCGCGTCCGGCAATATGCCGTTATGCGTTATTCTCATGAAAAGTTCGCTCGGTAAGCGCCTGAAAGAGGCTAGAGAGGGCAAGCACCTTTCCCAAACCACACTGGGTAAGGCGATAAATGCAGGGCAAACAACAGTTGCAAGCTGGGAAATAGATAAGAATGAGCCAGATCTTCTGGCGATTCGCAGGCTGGCGAAGGTCTTGGACGTGTCACCGGAATGGCTGGCCTTCGCCATCAAGGGCAACGACTACAGCCACCATAAAGAGCTTTTGGAATTGAACGTCCGCGCCGTTGCGGGGCCAGGTGGCCTTGAAGACGCGCTTGAAGGCGACGACGACTCTGTTCGGGCCCGCTATTATTTTCCCAGCGCGGAATTTCGCTCTGCCTTCGGCGTCGACGCCGATCGCGTGCGAGTGCTTGAGGTAATCGGTGACTCGATGCTCGGCACGCTCGCACCGGGCGAGAAGGTGCTAGTCGATTACAGAGACACCGTCGCGTCGCCGCCAGGAATTTTTGTGGTGTGGGACGGCATGGGCCTTGTGCTGAAACGGGTCGAGTTTATTGCTCAATCTGACCCGCCGCGGGTGCGCATTTCATCGGACAACCCGAGATACAATCCTTACGAACGCACGATCGATGAAGCCTATATTCAAGGGCGTGTGATAGGATCGTGGCAGAGGCGGTAGCAATGCGCTGGCTGAGCGGGATAGCCGTCATTGCCTTCGCGACCGGGGCGCTAGCGGTCTATTCGGCCTATGAATGGTCGGCAAAACCCGCTGACGAAAATATGCCGGGCGCGCGGCAGCCCCAGAATTCTGCACCCAATTCAAACTATAAGTTTTCCGATGCTGATGTCGGCAAAGTATTCCACGCTCGCCAAGGCGCCTGGACGTGCGATGACCCGAAAATTACTGCGGAGCTGCAGGATGCGACTGATCATCCTGGAACGCTATCTGATGATTCCGTTTCGCAGATCGCTCGCGAAGGTAACTGTTCGCCGATCGACGCGAGCGTGAGCGTGCGCATCCTTGCACTTTCCCAATTGACAGTGCCTGCCGGGACCTTTGGCTTGGCCCAGGCGCAGATCATCAACCCGGCCAATGCGGATGCTCCGAACCCCGCTTTTATGATCCGGCAAAACCAACTGTTTCCGGGCCCTGGACAGCCCTGAACGATTAAGCGCGTATCACGCTTGACAATATCGCGTATCGCGCTAACTATCCCTCCACTGCTTCGCAGCTGGAGGGAAAATGGACATGGGAGATTTTATTTCAGGAACAGGTGCTGGGCACCTCATCCTTTCGTTTTTGGATTGGGGTTATCGCTCGTCACGGGCGCCCCAGGCTGGAACAAAGCGCCGGCTGGCGCGAGGAGCTGCAGAATCAAAGGCGCGTGCCGCGCTCTATACCAACACGCCCGATGCCTCACCCAGCCGCCAGGTGATCCGCGCCCAAGCGCGCGCGGAGGCGAAGCGGGAGAGATCGCTTGCGAAGGTTCAGGCACGGCGCGCGCGCCAGAAGTCCAAGCACGCTCCTGAAAAGAGGGCAGCGTGATGCCGGCCCGACCCGCTACTGCCGGAACTCCCTGCCTCAACCTTGCCGCACAGGATACCCGAACTGAGCAGGAAGCTCGGTATGCGCGCCTGTTGAACCGGGCCGAGGCCATGAAGGCGCTGGGGCAGAAAACCACTACTATCTCTGTCGCCGACCTTGTCGCTCTTATCTGCATCGCCGCCGCCAGCGACGCAGCGGTGCGGCTATGAGTGCGATCCAGCTGCACCAGAGCGATACATGGGCGCTCCAGCTCCTGATCGGAATTTTGGCGCCATGGGCGTTTATCGGCTGCCTGGTGCAGGTGTTGCTATGAATCTTTTGTCTAGCCAGCCGATGCAAGCCCGCGAGCTTCTTCCCCACCTGAACGATGGTTTAGCCAAAGGCGGTTTAGCCTATCGCGCAAGGCTGGCATCTCGCGCGACAAACGAAAACGAGTTTGACGTTCTTGAGTTGGTGCTGGCCGGTGCCCGCACCGCGTTGAGCGTCCAAGTCAATCGCGACGGCGCCGTTCTTTGCGAAGAAACGCTGGATAATGGAAATCTGATTGGTGGCCGGATGCTCGTCTACATCGCAGGCCCGACGCCGGAATTGATGGTTCTGGTGACGGTTGCATATTTGCGGGGGCGCATATGATCCGCCTCGGCCAGCACCGCTCCATGCCCCGTCGCCGCCTGATCGGCGAAGATGGCTGGGCTTGGATCAAGCAATCTGCCGATGCCGTCGGCTTGGTCATTTTTATGATCGGCGCCTTCGTCCTGGCCCAGCACGCGGCCGACGCCGCGGCGTGGCTACGCAGTATCCATGTGGGCCTGGTCGCCGGAAGCCATATTGTGATGGTGCGTTGATGGACCTGCGCAACATTCCCATCCCGGAAATTATTGACGCGGAAATCTTGGCCGCGCTGAACAAGCCGGGGCTTTCGCACATCAGGTCAAAAGTCGAGACATGCGAAGGCGACGGCTATGTCAGCGGGAAAATAGACTACTTCATCGCCGGCTCTCACTGCGGCGTCACCCTGATCATCAATTCCGACATGAGCTATTTGCTCATGAAGCCGGACGATCCGAAATCTATCTGGTGGACAGCGGAAGAAGCGCAGCCGGAGCCTATTACCGCTGCCTTGGTTGAAGCACTGAGCTCCCGAGTGAGGGCCGCTGCATGAGCGACAAGCCACGCAAACGCCTCACGCGCCCATTCCGCGAGATCCAGGTTATCGAGACCCTGATCCGACAGGATGTCGTCATTCCCTGCTATCGCTGCAAAATTCCGTTCACGCTCGATGACGTCAAATCGAAGAACATCCAGAAAGAGCATATTCACGAAGTGATCCTGGGCGGCCCAGACGTGCCGGACAACTGCCGGTTCAGCCACGCTGCCGCGCCCTGCCATCACACCGTGACAAACGGCAACGGCGCCACGAGCGCTGGAAGCTCAAAGCATAAAGCGGCCAAGATACGGCCGAAAAGAACACAGAAATTTGTCGTCGAGAAGCCAGTGTTGCGTTCGGCTGAAGAACGGCAAATGAAGCACGGTGCCGGCCTATCCCCCTCCAAGGCCGGCACCGGCTTCCCTACCAGATCGATTCCGTCCCGGAAGTTTCCAACGCTGCAGCGCGGGTTTGCGCGGCGCGGGTCGCGGCCGATGAACAAGAAGAGGCGCGCCTGAGCGTGACCGAAATTATAACAAGGAGAACAACGTGAGAAAGATTATAACACTCAGCATCGCCGCTCTACTTGCCGGCTGCGATCCTGGTCCATCCACGCCCACCGCCGATCAGCATATGCAGCAGGTGCAGACGCAAACAACTGCGCAAGCTGATCGTGAGGTCGGATTCCCGGCCATCACCAACTGGGCAGAGAAGCGTCAAGTCAAAGATCTTTATGAGCTGCGCGACAAGATGGTGCCGACCTGGGCCTATATGCAGGGGATCGACGGGCGCCTAATCTGCATCGGACGTGCGGTCGGGTATGGCATTCCCTACGCGGTCCAATTTTCAAACCCGCAGCAGAAGGTGCGCGCGGACCTTGGCCAATACAACGGCGACATGCTGATGACCCAGGCCGAGCCGAACGGGTTGTACATGCCATCTGGGGCCGAAGGGACATGGGTCCAAAT